AAATCAACCGGCTTAAGACCAAGGTGTCTGTAACCTTACCTTGGTAGAGCCAGTCAGGGTAAACCTTACGAAGAGCCGGCAAGTCAAATCCTAAGATATTATGACCCACCAGCTCTTCGGCACTGCTGAGTAGTTCCAACGCGTGAGGGAGGTCGCTTGGATCGAAAGAGTACACCTGACCGGTGTCTAAGTCTTTCGCTACTATGCAGTGAACGCGGTCGAGCTTATCCAAAAGCCCGTTTGTTTCGATATCAAAAGCCAGACGCATATCACAGCTCCATACGAAGCTGGGCGTCTTGAACTTCTGTGGCGACAGCAACACGCTGGTAACGTCCGAGACGACCCTTGCGCTTGCCGATGTATTGGATCTTACCCATGCGCTCTAGCTCACACATGCGCTGCGAGCTGGACATATTGGTAAGGCGGCTTGCCAAATCGTCTAAGATGCAACCCTCGTCACCATAACTACGTATTACATCGTAAACGCGCTTCTGGCATAATCTTAGGTTGACTTGTTCAGCAGCCATCTTGCTAGTTTCTGGGTCTGCTGCACGAGACAGCCAGTTGCGTTGGTTAAACCATTTTCTCATGTTCATGTTACTCTCCTTAGAATGTCTCAACGGCTTGAGTGAGCCGTCCGGTTGTTCGGTTAAATTTGACAAGGCCAGCCGATCCCACTTCACCGGTGAACCGGTTCTTCAGGACGACTAGGCGTCTTGTGTCTTTATCGGGGGCGTCAGCATCCACCTGTAGGCCGATGCATATGTCACTTAGTTGCGCCACGGCGTGGGAGCCGCGAAGCTGACCTAGGCGAACTGCGGAACCATCTTCATGGCCTCTGTCGCCTTCCGGCCTTCGTAGGTGGCTGACAAGTATCAAGCCAATGTCCAACTCCTGTACCAACACCCGAAGGCGGGTCATCGCCATGTCGATAAGCTTGCGCTCGTCGGTCGTGGCTAAACCAGAAACTAGGATGCTGATGTGATCGAGGACGATCCAACGCACATCAAATGCCTTCACCATGTAGTGGATGCGGTTACAAATGATGTCGATGTCACTCGAGCCGAAGTGGTCGTACATATAAATGTTTTGACCGACCGGCAGCAGCTCATCAAAGCCAGTGGTGATCTCATCTTCCGTAGCCAACGTGCGATCGACCACAATGTTGCGGCTCAGGTGTATACCTACGAGACCCAGCATCGTGCGCTTGTTGCTTTCTTCAAGCATGATCATGCCGATCCGCTCGCCCTTTGTATGGAGGTCGTAAGAGATCTCTCTCACCAGTGTAGATTTTCCGACCCCAGAGCCAGCTGTCAGCGTAACCAGCTCACCACGACGAAGACCTTTTGTGATCTCCGTCAGTTGGGAGTACGGGTAAGCTAGGGAGGAGGCTGCATCATCAGTAGCGATGTCGGCTCTGAGGTCGGAGGCAGCGACAATACCGTCGGGACGGTAGTCGCGAGCCTGAAAGATTGCGGAGATGACTTCCCTGCTCTTACCTTCCAGCAAACACTGGTTGGCATCCTTCTCGGGTAGCAGGGCAATCTTGCACTTGCCAATCGGCAGTGCTTCAGCACAATCCTGTGCTGCTTTCTGTCCAACGTCGTCGCTGTCGAACATAAGAATGATTTCTTCAAAGTTGTTCAGGTAGTCCCACTGCTCGAGCAAAGCTTTTCTTGCGTTGGCAGCTCCCTTCGGAAGACTGACGACCGGCCACTTGTGGTTTTGCATCTGGCTAACGCTCATAGCGTCAATCTCACCTTCGGTGACAACCAGCTTCTTGCCGTTGTTCCACAAGTGTTGACCGAAGAGGTTCATCTTCTTGCCATCGCCAACGATCGAAAACTCTTTTTCGGCAGTACGTGTTTTCTGAGCGACTACCGCGCCTTTGTCGTTTCGGTAGTTAGCCACCTGCACCGGCTTGCCATTGTAGACGCCTACTTGGTAACCGAACCTTCGGCAGGTTTCTTCAGTAAGCTTACGAGCTGGTAACGCTCTAAAGATGCCATCCACAAAGCGAGCATCCAGTGTCTCGGCTTTGGCGGGAGCTTCAATGTTTCCAGCGGCTTCATCAGGGTGCGTGTAAGCAGTGCAACTGAAACAGTACTTATGACCATCGTCATAGACCGCGTTGGCGTCGCTACTTCCGCACTCTGGATTATCACACGCCGTCATATAGAGGTGTGCGCTCTCAATTTCGTTCTCATGCATATCGTGTTCCCTCACGCTCAATAAAAAACCCCCCACCAGCGTCCTTATCCAAGGCACTAGCAGGGGGTTCTGCTCTCGCTTCTACACTGGGCGTCAGTCGCCTTCGTGTAGCCACGCTTCGGGTATCACTTTGTTGGCATATACAAACCCATGCTTATCGCAGTAGGCGGCATATGTCGTAGGTGAACCCTTATACAACTTCTGGTTCTGGTTAGAGAACACGAAGCGTATGTCGAGATCGGGGTGTTGCTTCTTCAAAAGCAAATGCTTCTGACGATCCGCAGTCACCCATCGACCCTTCGTTTCGACATAAAAAAAGCCGCCTTGCTTGGGCAGCTTAAAGTCAGGGGTGTATTGGGAAGCCCTTTCGGGGACAATGTATTTAACCTTCTCTTGCTCGTAGACTAATGGTAGTCCGGCTTGCACAATCTGGTTAGCTATCTTGTCTTCTAGGCCACTCCTAAACCCATGCTTTATTCCAGCTTTAGAATTTGATTGCTTCAGAAGCTTGGGATGGGTCTTGCGTTTGTTGTGTTTGTTGTGGAGCATCAAATGTGTCCTCATGATCCGCAACGAAGCCGCCGTCCACACTATCAAAGCCGCCATCGTCTCCGCTGCCCATTGATACAGCTTCCACGATTTGGACTTTGTTAATGTTTAACGTCACACCCGAGCCAGTGCTTGTGCCCTCGTAAGAGGTAATCACACCGCCGACACGGATGAGTGAGCCGCCATACAAAGACGGCACGCTGCCTTCAGGAATGACCTGACCTTGGCTGTCGTAAAACTTGGGTGGGTATTTGGATTTCATCTTGAAGATGAGCTGACCAGTTTCAGGGTCGGCCTCGTAGGGCATCCGGACGTTAGGATTATTGTTGGGAAAAAACTCAGTACGAGCTGTCTCAACAGCTTCCTTCAGTCCTTCGGCTTCTACAGGGTCAACAATGAGCTGCGTCGAGTAGACACCCTCGGTCGAAAACTTAGTGTCAGGCTTCGTTAACCACGCGTATTTAGCGCGGCCAAGCGGTGTTTGAAAGTTTATTCGTTGTTTGGTTACCATGTTGTGTCTCCTTTGACTTGGTATGGTTATCCGTGATCTCCGCTACATTCAGCCCAATCCGCTCTGCCTGTTCTGATAACTGAGGCGAGACTTTGACGTCGTGCCGCAAGCAGTAATGAATTTGGTTTAGTAGTGCTTCTCTTGGATGCATTTATTTTTCCAGTTCTTATCCTTCTAGGGGTAGACACAAAGTCAGCAGAAACAGTAAAGACTGCTTGCCACGTCCTCTAGGTCGAGGCTTCCCTTAGCCGGAATTTCCAGCTCACCAATCCGTGAAGGATCTGTAAGCAATTGGTGGGTGCGCCCGTACAGATCGTCGTACAGACACCAGTCGCGATACATAGCGATGAAGCTCAGACGGACGACATCAAACATTGTCCATGTATCGGCAGGAACGGTCGCAAAGCTGTCATGGATCAGGAAGTAGTCTTTGACGTTATTGACTACACCGTTGTTGACCGTGATCAACAGATGACAGCTATCCATGCTATGGATGATGTTGGGCGCAATGGCTTGTTTGCTTTTCATCTTCGCGACAGTGTTTTGGACTTCCTCTCGGATCGACACCTGTTGCCGGACTAGATGCTGATGTTCGCGATCGTGGAGAAATAGCTTCAGCTTCTTTGTCCTTTGCTTCGGATAGCGTTGGACAACAGGAAAGCCGATAGGTGTTTGCCAAGACATATGCTTGCCTTCCGTCGCCATAGCATCAGCTAGGTCTCGAAAGAAGCGCATACCTGTGCCGGCGTTATTAATGACTTCATTGACCGCTTCCCAATTCTTCTCGGCAAGGTATCGGGCAGCTTGCTGCCCATTGTCGCCGTTCATGTCGAACGGGTGATGGGCTATCGAACCTTCGGTCACACTGTCACGCAGCGGGTTCATCAGGTCTTCTTTGAGTTGGTTAGTAAAACCCTGCACCGCGCTGCTGTACCCGAAGGTCATAACATTACGCTTCACAGTCTTACGGCCAACACCATAGTCGAGCCACATCCTTGAAAACAAACAGTCGTCTTTCTTTAACAGCCCAACAACGTGGTCGGCTACAGATTGGTAGATGTCTTGTGGTACGTCAGATGGCGTCAGGTTTACTAGTGCGCCATCCTTCTCAGCCATTGAGGCGGCTGAGTAATGCTGTATGCCAGAGTTGCTACCGTCTAAGGCAATTGGAAGACCACACATGTAGTCGTCACCTTCCTCAGACCAGTTAGCGTACTCGTGACACGCCGCAAGAAACTGAAAAGGTTTGTCAGCAGTTGACCAATAGTCAAACGTGCCTTCCCAGTCGCGACCTACTTCCAAAATCTTGTCATGGTTCTCAGTCACCCAAGCCAGACGATCGTCTAGACTTTTCTTGCTAATTCGGTCGAAGTCACCAGTGTTGGCAACTTGGAAAGCGACCCATGCGCCCCCACTTTCCGTGATCGGCTTTTTGTTAGCAAACAAGAACATCGCTTTGATGTGGTCGTCTCGGTGATGGTTGAAGCGTGGCACAGGATACACACGCCCTCGGAAATCAAAGTTATGGGGTAAGTAGAATTGTTCATACTGGCTCATCTTTTGGGCAACGCCGAGGTCTTGCACCATGTTGGCGCGGTTGCCATCTACGTTCCGGTTCATGTCTCTGATTGCTTTAGATTGTCCAACCCAAGCCTTCTTTTCGTCCGGTGTCATAGCTTCCCAGTTGTTGGGTTTGCTGTCATATGACACGTAGTTTTTGCGCGGGAACTTGCCGAAGACACGGCCTTCGCTCCAACACGCCTCTACAGCCTGTAAGACGTATTCGTTGACGCAGAAAGGTGTGCGCTGGATCGTGTTTAAAGCATCCATATAGGGAACATGATTATCTCGCTTTAGCTGATACTCGACAGTTCTAAACTGCTCTCTAGTGCCCTTACGGATGAACTGCACACTAGCTGCTAAAGCATCATCAAAGTAACAACCAGTGGTTGTATCTTCCCAAGCTCTAGGCTCGACGATCATTGGCTCATAGAGCGGCTCATGCCAGCTAGCTTCGTATTCCATCGTCGCTAAAGCATCACTAGCGTCAGCGGTCATACCAACTCGTACAGCGGTTTTCTTACCCATCCCTTGCGTCCATGCCTCAAAGACATCCGAAGCCGCTAGGACACTGTTGTAGACCGGCGCAGCAGCTTTAACACGACGCTCGTCATTCCAATCCGGCTGAACATAGCCAGACTTACCGGCCATGATTTTGACAGCCTTGACCCGATACCGAGACGCATCGTGGTCTTTAGTAGCTTTAGTCTCTATACGCTGGGCTAACTTCTTATCATATTCCCTAAGTCCCTTAGCCCAGACTTCCATCTCAATCCGGTGACCTATAGTGGCTAAAGTTGAGTTACGTGTAGAGTTCCGACCAACAGCATCCATGCATACAGTCAGACCTATGTAAGCCAAGAGTTCAGGATCAACGATACTGATATCTTCAGCCCATGAAAACCTTCGACCTGATCCTTTAGCCATCTCTGCCGCAATCGTGTCACTCAAGTGACTTCGGACACGTTCGATCGCTCCGGTAATTAGTTTGTAAGGACTGTTCTGCAACGACAGTTCCTGTTTCTCTTGCCTCTTCAGATATCTCTCACGTCCCGCGACACTCATGTCTTGCTCGTGCGTAAGTTCCTGAAGGATGTTTCCTCTAAGTTTTTCCATGTCTTCTCTCCAAATGGTACTGAGCAAGGCTAACCAAAGTTAACCTTCTAGGGGTGGACACAAAAC